CCTTCATCGTTAGTAGAAATATTAAGCGAAGTGCCTTTTTGACGGAGTCCGTCCATACCTTCTTGTAAGAAAGTTTTAAATTGAGTTTTGCTTTCCATTTGATCTATCTCGCTAGTGGAAGTAATGATTGCTGGTGCAGAATTTTTAGCTGTAATCTCTTCAATATTAGCCTTCATCTCTGCAATTTCTTTTAAAGCATTCTCTGCTTCTGATTTAAGTGATTCGTTCTCCGCTACGACAGACTTGTTCTGCTCGGCAAGTTCTTCAACTGCCTTTTCAACAGACTCAAGATCAACATCTTTGACTTCAGCTTGAACGTCATCTAGTTTCTTCTCTGACATGAGAATTTCCTATTTTGTTTAAGATTTTATGTTGTTGATTGTTTGCAACAACGCTCTGAGTCGCAGTTGTCGAGCTTCCAAATCAGCATCACGCTCACTCTTCACTTCTTCAACTACTTCGGTGGTTTCATCAGCAACTAAAGCTTTAGCACCGGCTGCAAGCACAGTTTTTGCTTCTTTTCGAGATAGTCCAGCATCACGCAAGACTATTTCTAGTTCTCTGATGTTTAACTCGCCATCGGCATCTTTAACAGCCGAAACTATTGCAGATTGGTTGGCGGGAATTGTTACGAGACTAACTTCATGCAGTTCAATCTCTTTTAAATGATTGGCTTTTGCCTTGGCGTCATAATCTTCATCTTTAACACGATAGCCGATTGACATAGAAGATATAGCACCTGACTTGAGCAACGCGTATGCCTCATCAGCATCTTGTACGCCTTTTGTCAAAATACCTTCTACTGACAAGCCTTTTGCGTCTTCGGTCATTGCCGTCCACCGTCCAATAGGACGTTTTAAATCATGATGCAATAACATAGCTGGCATCGTGCCATCTGACTTATGCAGATTAAGGCTTTTTTCAAACGCGCCGCTATCTACAATATCGCCAACTCTGTCTAAATTGCCGAACGTGCTTGCGTATCCGCTAAACTTTCGCTCGTCATCTTCTGTGTCATAAATCTTGACACCCTCAAGTTGAAATACTTTATTCATTGTAGTCCTCGATTATTGCTTCTTGTTCAGTTTCAGGTTCAGGTTCAGGTTCAGGTTGTGCTTGGTCATCACCAAAGGTTAAATTATTTGAGTCAGACACATACTCATCGCCACCTTCTCGTGGATTCATGTCTAAACGACCACGAACTTCGTTAGGCGACATAACACCAATTTCTAATAACTTTTTATAGGCATCAACTTCACCAGCAAAGTCACCACGTATTAGCTCACTGACGTCAAACTTAAACTCACGAGTAGAATCACCTAAGAAGGAGTAGTTCATTCTTGATTCAAACGTTTTTAAGTATGGGCTAATAGCTGAACGGTAAAAATCCATGCTTTGCTCAGAAATATTGCTAAATGTTGCCCGCGTCAAATCTGCAATCATGTGCGGAGGAACACGAAACATTCCGCATATTTCTTCACGACTCATTTTACGAGTTTCAATTAGTTGCACGTCACCAGGCGACATTGATATAGGCTCAAATTTCACACCAGCCTCTAACAAGGCAACTCTGTTAGCATTTTGTGTACCGGCATGAGAACTTGCCCAAGAATCTTTTAAATTACTGTAAGCCTCATCACTCAACGTTCCGTCAACCATCAACACACCACGCGGCGTACTGCCATTGGCAAAAACATTGTTAGCATGATCACGCGCTTCAATAGACCCGCCTAGTAAGTGGCCTTGATAGCTGATTGGACTAACACCACGTATGCCATCCATCGACATTGTTTTAAAGTGCAGTATTTCTTCTGGCTGAAACACTTCAGAACGCGTTACACCTTTTTCACCAACTGACACTGAGTATTCAATTCTATTTTGTGCGTACACGTTAATACTGACAGCATCAACAGGTAAAGGATTGATAGCGACTACTCGTCCAGTACTACCAGCTCTAACAATATAGCTGTAGCTGTTTCCTCGTAGGCACAAGTTAACCATTTGTTGCTGCCAAAATTCTTGTGCTGTCTGCCAATCATTAGGTGAGCGATGCACTAATGTATGTAATACATCTGTATACAAATGCGATTTGCTCATTCTATCTTCAGATAATTTATAGAAGTGGCAGGGTAGTGTGCTTACTGTCTCGCTTAGTATTTTGACACACGCATAAACAGTTGACAGACGCATTGCTGTGTCAGGTCCAACGCTGTTTAAGCTAGGCGTTTCACCGCGCATAATCATATTCATCAACGCTGGCGAGTCCAGTGAATATGAAGCAGACTTAGTAGCTGCCGGCTTTTTCGTAAATGGCCAGACCATAATTTGCTCCTATAGTGTTCGTATGCCGCGAGTTTCGTAAGGTGAGGGTTGTAGCCCGGAATGTACTTTCATTCTGCCCAAGGCCATAATAATGGCTATTACGCCGTCTATTTTGTTTGACTGACTACCGTCTTTTTTTATCTTAATATTGTCATTTACATCTGACCAAACAGCACAATTACTGACCATCCAAGAAAGAACTGAGTCATTGCCATGTGCAATTCTTTTACTCAAAATAGCTTTTTCAAACTCTTTGCTTGGATCGGACATGTTCATTATGTTTTGTGGGAACTTGACCATTGGTAGCCCTTGGTCTAGTAGTTCAGCAACTAATTCGTGAGCGCCGTAAGGGTCAAAGGCTATCTGTTTAACGTGATAATCTTCACAGGCTTGTAAAACCATTTCTTTGATGTATTTAAGATCAGTGACACTGCCATCTGTAGCGATGATTTGCCCTGAGTCCATCCATTCTTTATATCGACCACCCATTGCGCCAGACTTTGACGTAATCGTGTCTAAGGGTAAATAACTTTGCACATAAGGATATAAAAACCCTTTTTCTTGGAATAAAAGAGCAACACAAGCGAAGTCATTGACAGAAGCTAAATCAAGACCAATGTAACAGGCTTTACCTTTCCAATAACTAAGGGGAGGGCGTGTCTGCGTACAAGCATCCCATGCGTGACTGCTTATCCAGGCACTATCTGTACTACACCAAATATTAAGTCGTTTTGTTTTAAAGTTAGTCTCGGCACTTGGCGATTCTTCAGCTTGCTTACACAATCGCGCTAAATCATCAGGCTGCACACTAACGCCATAGTTAGGATTAGCTTTTTTGTGTATTTCTGGATCGCGCCAATCATCACCTTCATCGACGCCATAGACCATAGAAAAAAACGTGTCATCTTCAACGTGGCTTTGCAGAATTTTAAGCGCGTAGTCTCTTACTTGGTAACAGATAGCTTCGCGGTTAACACCAGATGTTGTAATTGTAAATAACAGCGGTTGTAGCCGCGCACCTGATGCCACATTAAGAACGTCATACACCTCTGGCGTTTTGTGAACGTGTAATTCATCAACAACTGCAAAACTAGGCGAACGCCCTTCCAACGACCCAGCATCGGCTGACAAAGGCTCAAATTTAGAGTTAGCCTTCATGTATGCAATGCAATTACGTTGTACGTTTAAGTGTGTACTCAAATGTGTAGATGCTCGTGCCATTGCTTGAGCATCGCCAAACACAATTCTTGCCTGATCGCGTGATGTCGCAGCAGAATACACTTCTGCGGAACTCTCTCCGTCTGCCATAAGATGATAAAGGGAAAGAACACTGCACAAGGTACTTTTGCCTGACTTTCTAGGTACTTCTATATAAACAGAACGTCGTAACCTCTGTTTGTCTTGGCGAAGCCATCCGTAGACCTGTGTAATTAAGAACATTTGCCACGGCTCAAAGACAATCGGCTGACCGGCCAGTGGTCCTTTTAAATGCTTTATAAAACTTGCAAATTTAATTGGCCTTGCTGCACTTTGATCACAAAAAAAAATGTCTGTGCGCTTTTGCATGTCTAAGGCTTGTTGACACGCCATAATAACGTTGTTGCAAACTTGTTTTTTACCAGACACGCAATCTTCAGCATATTGCCATGCAATGTTGCAGATTTCTTTGTCTGACATTGCGTTCATTAATCAGTAAGCCAAGACAGCAAGAAAATACCGCCTATTAAAAGCAAAACAAAAATAAGCTGTTTCCACTCTTCTGGATCTCTAAAGTCAAAATTACTCATTCTATTTACCCGACGTTTTCATTGATTCAAACACACCACCTGAAAAGTAGAATGCAATTATTACAAGCATGATTGTTGATATTTGAAAGGTATCAATAATTTCTTGAACAGCAGATATGTCCTTGCCAAGAAAATAAAGCACTAAGACTAATATGTAGCTACCAACAAATGTAAAGCCAAAAATTAATGCCAAATAGCGTTGTGCAAGCTTAAATGGTGCGTAACTTTCTAATAATTTTTGCTTACTGGCTGTTTTAGTTTCAATAAGCTCAGTTTCAGAAGTGTGAAAGCTATCTATGAGGTCTAAGCCCTTAGACACAACGTCTCCAGAACCAAGTATTTGGCTTAATATTCCCATGTCACTTCTCCGCGTTAACAGATAGCATGTGTAATATTGTTTTTGTGTCAGTTTTTATTTCTTGGACACTAGACCTAATTTGATCCAGTGATTGCTCGTTCAGAGCAACTCGTTTATCTAGCTCGGCTGATTTCTCTTTGACAGCACTAATTGTTTGTCTGTTTTCATTAGCTGCTCTAGCCGTTTGTTCGCTCTCTGCCTGCACAGTTCCCCAGGTTATCGCTACTGTGATAAGTACTAGTGCAATTGGCCAAAGGACGTTAAAAGGCTTTGTACTGTCTACAATATTGTTCATACAAACTCCTAATTAACTTTTAAAAAATCTTCAAACGAATTAACGTCTGTCGTATTGTCTTTTGTAGATAGGTTTGAACGACTAGATGCTGTCAAACCATATTCACGCATTAGTCTTGTAATGTTTACAAAACTTTGATTCATAGGAACGATGGCTGGGTGTGCCTTCATTATCATTTCGCCGGCACTGTTAGGAGACTCAATCATTTCACCTTGCTTTAGCACTTGTTCTCGTAAGCGCAAATAAATAGCCACTTGATCGGCAAGCAAAGATAGTGCAAGACCATCAACAGATGTGCTGACGCCCATATCCACCATATACTTAGCGACTTGGTCAAAAAGTTGTGATGACAACACGTCATTTTCTAGCCAGGTTGGTTTGTCGGGCATTGACACGCCAAGCTGTGGCTCATTTGGGTTATCTCGACTATTTCTAAAAGTCCCACTTAACTTCTTGATTTGTGTAGGCTTTCTTGGCCTTCCTCTACCACTTGTCATATAAATCTCATAACTGGTTTTGATTCGCCGCGTAGGAGGAGTAACGACAAGCAGACCAGCAACTGCAAAACCTATTTATCGGTATTCCTCAACATCTACCAACATTCACAAAACTTATGGAATGTTCACGACATATACAGATTCTATCATATAGGTATTAGCTATAACTAGCTTTATATTATTGGTTTCGCGTAAGAGAAAG